GAAGAGTTGCCGAACGTGTTTGAACTCGCAACCAATGAATTTGACAGTCTTTTAAAGCAACTGGAAGCAGCCGAACTTCCTGGGAGGGAAGAGTACGGTCGCGGTCATGCTCACGACTCTGACATGGTTATAAGGACTGAATAGTGAAAGACACAAGGCGCATAGAGTATTTTCCATTACAAGGCGGGGAGGACCTGATAACTCCGCTTTATTCCAGAAACCCCGGCAGCCTTGTTGTGTCTCAGAACTTTGAGTGCGATCCGGGGGGAAGATACCGCCGCATTCTTGGTTATGAGCGGTTCGACGGGCACCCAAGCCCAGCCGATACATCTTACTGGATATTATATTTTGATGCCGGAACGACCGAGGTATCTGCCGGAGATACGGTTACGGGCAATACCAGTGGGGCAACCGGGATTGCGGTTATTGACGGCGTCCTTGAGTCTGGCGCCTATGCAACGAACGATGCCGCCGGCTATCTTGTCCTTCGGGCGGTATCAGGGATATTTGAGGACAACGAAGACTTAAACGTGTCGGCTGCTGCTACCTGTGTCGCAAACGGGACCGCGTCCGAACGTGGGGCGCTCACCACAACTCTGGATACCACTTACCTGAGAGCCGCCATTGCACATGCCAGAACTTATATTTCGGCTGTCCCTGGGTCTGGAAACATTCTTGGTGTGTGGATGTATAACGGAATTACCTATGCTTTTAGAAACAATTCCGATGGTACTAAGGCTGAAATGTACAAGTCAACCACTACCGGGTGGTCGAAGGTGGGTCTTAACGACATTCTCAATTTTAACCATGGCAGAGGGAACATCGCCATTGATTCAATAATAACAGGCAGAACGTCTGGCGCCATTGCTATAATGAAAAGAGTTATCAGTATCAATGGGGATTGGGATAATGGGGACGCATCTGGGTATGCGGTTCTATCAAACGTTTCAGATGCCTGGACAGGCCAGGCCAGTGCGGCGGATAATAACTGGGCAGCCATTGCATGGAGCCCAGAACTTAAGTTATTCGCTGCGGTCGCCAATTCCGGGACCGGCAATCGGGTTATGACCAGCCCGGACGGTGTTACCTGGACATCCCGGACTAGTGCGGCGGATAATAACTGGAGGGGCATTGCATGGAGCCCGGAACTTGGCTTATTCGCAGCGATCGCGACAAGCGGGACCGGCAATCGGGTTATGACCAGCCCGGACGGTGTTATCTGGACATCCCGGACCAGTGCGGCGAATAATTACTGGGTAGCCATTGCATGGAGCCCGGAACTTAGCTTATTCGCCGCGGTCGCCAATTCCGGGACCGGCAATCGGGTTATGACCAGCTCGGACGGTGTTACCTGGACATCCCGGACCAGTGCGGCGAATAATTACTGGGCAGCCATTGCATGGAGCCCGGAACTTAAGTTATTCGCAGCGGTCGCTCAGTCCGGGACCGGCAATCGGGTTATGACCAGCCCGGACGGTGTTACCTGGACATCCCGGACCAGTGCGGCGGATAATAACTGGGCAGCTATTGCGTGGAGCCCGGAATTTGGCTTATTCGTTGCGGTCGCGTGGTCCGGGAACGGCAATCGGGTCATGACCAGTCCGAACGGCATTGTCTGGACAGGCCAGACCAGTGCGGTGGATAATGGTTGGAGGGGCATTGCGTGGAGCCCGGAACTTAGCTTATTCGCAGCGGTCGCCAATTCCGGGACCAACAATCGGGTCATGACATGTTCAGTAGGCCCAGACATCTGGACATCCCAGGCCAGTGCGACGGATAATTACTGGATAGCCATTGCATGGAGCCCGGAACTTAAGTTATTCGCTGCAGTCGCCCAGTCCGGCCCGGAACTTAGCTTATTCGCAGCGGTCGCCAATTCCGGGACCAACAATCGGGTCATGACATGTTCAGTAGGCCCAGCCATCTGGACATCCCAGGCCAGTGCGACGGATAATTACTGGATAGCCATTGCATGGAGCCCGGAACTTAAGTTATTCGCTGCAGTCGCCCAGTCCGGGACCGGCGATCGGGTTATGACCAGCCCGGACGGTATTATCTGGACATCCCAGACCAGTGCGACGGATAATGGCTGGAATGCTATTGCGTGGAGCCCGGAACTTGGCTTATTCGCAGCGGTTGCGTGGTCCGGAACCGGCGATCGGGTTATGACCAGCCCGGACGGTGTTACATGGACATCCCAGACCAGCGCGGCGAATAATTACTGGAATGCCATTGCGTGGAGCCCGGAACTTGGCTTATTCGCAGCAGTCGCCAATTCCGGGAACGGCAATCGGGTTATGACCAGCCCGGACGGTATTACCTGGACATCTCGGACCAGTGCGGCGGATAATGACTGGTGGGGCATTGCGTGGAGTCCGGAACTTGGCTTATTCGCAGCGGTCGCGGCAACCGGGAACGGCAATCGGGTTATGACCAGCCCGGACGGTATTACCTGGACATCCCGGACCAGTGCGGCGAATAATTACTGGGGGGCCATTGCGTGGAGCCCGGAACTTGGCTTATTCGCAGCGGTCGCTAATTCCGGGAACGGCAATCGGGTTATGACCAGTCCGGACGGTATTGTCTGGACAGCCCAGGCCAGTGCGGCGGATAATGACTGGGTAGCCATTGCATGGAGTTCGGAACTTGGCTTATTCGCAGCGGTCGCGACAACTGGGACGGGCAATCAGGTTATGATCAGCCCGGACGGTGTTATATGGACATCCCAGGCCAGTGCGGAGAATAATCGCTGGAGGGGCATTGCGTGGAGTCCGGAATTTAGCTTATTCGCAGCGGTCGCGGCAACCGGGACCGGCAATCAGGTTATGACATATTCAATCGGCACAGCCGGCAGTGTTCGAATCCACGGGGGGAAGACCGCCATCACACTGGCTCCTGACGGTCGGTACGAGTTCATCAACCACAACTTTTATGGTTCTTCTGATTATTACCGGATGTATGGGTGCGACAGCAAGAACCGTGCGTTCGAGTTTAACGGCAACGACTACATCCCGATTCGTACCGGCATGATAACGGACGCTCCCACACATATTACAGCCTTTAAACGGCATCTCTTTTTAATGTTTCCAGGTGGCTCTGTGCAGCATAGCTCAACAGGGAAGCCCGTCGAATGGTCAGCCATAACCGGCGCCAGCGAACTTGGGATCGGCCAGTCCGGGACCGGGTTTGCCATTACGGTCGGCGGTACCCTTGCGATTTTCAGTCGGAACGGCATATTTATACTTTCGGGGACCGGCGCTTCGGATTGGATACTTGATGAATATTCAAGGGAACTCGGGGCTATAGAGTGGAGCCTCCAGAAGATGATGTCGCCCATATTCCTCGATGACGTTGGTCTGACATCTATGGATGCGGTGCCCGCGTTTGGTGATTTCAAAGCAAACACGCTATCGCAAAAAATACAGTCATATTTCACCAGCGCGAAGAGAAACGCTGTTGTGGCCTCTCTCCGGATCAAGTCAAAAGAGCAGTATCGCCTCTTTTTTTCCGACGGCACAGGCATAAACCTGGCCTTCAACGGAAACAGCGTAGTCGGTTTTACCCGGCTGAAATATCCGGATGCTATTACATGCACATGCTCGGGCGAAGACAGCTCTGGGAACGAGGTATTATTCTTCGGCTCGGACGATGGGATGGTCTATCAATTTGAGAAAGGGACGTCTTTTGATGGCGATGCGATTATTGCATATCTCAAGACATCGCCCAACTCGATTGGAACCCCTGACAGGAAAAAGCGGTTTTTCTCCGTCATTGTCGAAAAAGACAATCTTGAAACGGCTACTGAGTGGGAGGTCGGTGTATGGGGTGGGTTTAAATGGAGTGATCCGGGCGGCGAAATAGAGCAAACGTATCTCGATACGGTTGACACAAATTATTCTTTTATCTATTATTCAAGCTCTCAATATCTTGAACCATTTACGCTACATGGCGTGAGGATACATTATTCTCTTGGAGGCATGATCCGATGAGCAACGATTATTATAATAACAGCACAAACACTCTAGTAACGCTCGACAATGCCAGGGCCACCGACGTTGAGGGTAAGTTTGACGAGGTTGTGACCGGGTTCGCCCTGCTTCCCGGAGAGGAAAAGTTAAAACGCGAGACGTTAAACTTTATCAATCTGGCCGGATCCGCGACCAACTACACGGCGGCCCTGACGTACACGCCAACAGCTTATATAGACGGCATGCACATTGTTGCCAGGGTGAACATTACAAACACGGGGAGTGCCACGGTTAATGTGGATTCTCTTGGGGTGAAGGCCATTAAGCGCAAAAACGGAGCCACTCTGACTGCCGGTGACATGACGGCCGGTCAGTTTGTAGATTTGAGATATGATTCAGCAAACGGTTATTTTATTCTGATGACGTACTAACTGGGGCAAACTTGATAAAAAAAAAGTTAACTATCTGTTATGGCCAATAATTTTGAGATAATCAATAACTGGGAAGCCTGGCAAGGGCTAACCCGTGAGCAGCGGGATTATGAGCTGTTCCGTATTCTACATAATCTGGACCGGCGTCTTGCCTCTCTGGAGCGGAGGCTTTGGTTTGATAAGGGGTTGGTTTTTTGTGGCAGCATACTTGGTGGAGCGTTGGCGGCATTAGGAATAAAAAAATTATGAATGGGTGTTTTTTTTAAAGGGGATCAGTGAGTTGATAAAAATAAACCTTTGACATTCCTTAATTATTGGAATGGAAATCTTAACGCCGTGATTAATTTAAAACAAATGGCGGCAAGTTCTGTCGATGGATAAATTTTAGAGGACGGATAGACAATGGGTATATTCAGTGGGATTACTTCAGCGTTAAAAACAGCAGAAACCGGAGCACGAATTGTAGAAAAATCTACAGACGGAATTATTAATGGCATTGGCAAATTGGTATTTACTGAGCAGGAAAAGTCCGAAATCAATATGGAGGCGGCTAAAGCTATTAT